TAAAGTGTAGCTTGCTGCTTCGCAACCCACCCAAAAAAGATGGCACAAGAAGTTGGCGCATACCAAAGCCGCGCACGACTCCAACATGGCAACAGGTTATGCAACAGGCTGTCTATTGGAAAGCTACAGGTCAAATGCCTTCACTGCTTTTTGTCACAGCTTCCGGCTATCACATAGCCAATTCACAGAATTGTGAAGCCCTCACAGAAGATTCACTTAACAGGGCTTTCAATGATGCAGTCAGGTCTTGGAAGACTACACAGAACCTAATTAGGGCTGCATACGGCAACTGGAACACGCTTGCTGGACTGGTTCAACCAGACTTTAATGAAATATCCAGAAGGCATGGGCCATCAATCACACAACTAGCAAGACAACTATGGAGTGACTAATATGTTTGAGCAAATTTGGGGTTATTTAACTGGCGCAAAGGAAGGCAAGGAAATTGTCTGGGATTGGCCTGATGATAACTCAGAAAAAATCCCGCCTAAATATGTTGCTAATCTTTGCAAACGGATGCAGGTAAATGACTACATCATTTGTCCAAGCCGTAGAGAATCAGGCAGGGTTTTTAGTTGGCATCGCCGCAACACAGATAACCAGCTTATCACCCGTTCCATTATGAAAAATGGCAAAGCAGTAATTAAAGTTTGGAGAATCAGATGAACGATTTATTTGAAACACCAGCTTATAAGCTGTATCGGCAGACTGACCCCCAGACTAGCCGTGAGGCGGCGCAAAGTCTGGAAGTCAGTGCGATGGAACGTACCGTTGCGGAAGCTATCAAAGGCTTTCGTGCGGCAGGATGTATCTCTGATCAAGTCCTAGATGCCCTGCCGCAACACCGCTATAGCACAGTCACGGCTAGGTACAAACAGCTAAAAGAGAAAGGAATTATCTTTGTGGATGACCGCAAGGCAAAGGGTGCGTCTGGCAGAGGTCAGCTAATAATGTGGCATAAAGATTTTTATAGGGAGCAAGCTAATGACTGATCAAGAAATGGAAATGTGGCAACACATTGATGAGTGCCGCGATGAAGTTAAGAAATTAACTGAACAACTTACTGATTTGCAAAATGCTTTTACAGTATTTACTAACCTGTTAGCTGACAATTTCGAGAGGAGAAATAATGAGCGACCTAATTAAATGTATGGATGCCGTCAATGAGTTGAACAAAACTCATGGTGTCAAACAGCGTGGCGGCAAGATGTACACTCAAGTTGTGCATCGCATGGAAGCCTTCCGCAGACACTTTGGTATATCATGCGGCGTTAATACATCTGTCTTAGTTGATGATGGTCAGCGTGTAGTTATCAAGGCTATCATCACTAATGCTGATGGCATCCAGATAGGCTCTGGTATGGCTGAAGAGATAAGAGGCCAAGGCCATGTTAATCAAACATCTGCATTAGAAAATGCGGAAACATCTGCTATCGGTAGAGCGTTAAGCTCTATCGGTCTGGCTGGCGGTGAGTATGCGTCTGCTAATGAAATAGATGCAGTCAGCAGGAAAGAGGAAGCAAAGAAAGACCCTGCTCCTGTTCCTGTTCCTACTGCTACCGAAGTTGCAAAGAAAGAAACCCCAAAAGAAATAACAGAAGAGGTAAGAAAAGCTCAACTGTTCATGGGTGAAGTAAATGCAAAGTTGCCTAATCTTAAGCTGTTTACTGCGGTCAAAGAGTACATGGCTAATCCCTGGGTTAAAGAAAATATGAAGAACGCAGAGCTTCATGCACCCGAATTATATAAAATGATCCGTGACAGATTTGTTTTGCGGGTAAACCAAGTGAAAGTAGCAGGAGAATAAAATGGCGAAAAAGTTTATAAAGCTAACCACAATCCGTTGTTTCCCAAACAATGATGGTCAGGCCAAGTCTAAATATGGCAACAGCAAATGGAAGCCGTGGAAGGACGGATCTCCTGCTGACATTCACCTTCGTTCTGAAGCTAGTTACTCTGTGCAAGTTTATGAGAACGACGATGGCACATTGGGTATTAACATTGCTGAAGTGCAAGACTACGAATCATCAGACAGTATTGCTGACGGCATTTCGCAAGGTGGATTAAAGCCTGTTGGTGATGCAATCAATAAGAAGTTCCAACCTGCCGCTGGGCCAGTGGATGTTGAGGGTCTTGCTGATGACGATATTCCCTTCTAAGGCTGATGTCTCAGACAAGCTCCTCTATACAGCTAAAGAGGCTTGCTTGATTATCTTCGGAAGCAATGACAAAACGAAGATGAATCTTATGTATCGCTTGTTAAAGAGCAACAGGATAGACGCAGAGCGTGTTGGTAACACATGGTTTATCCCAAGACGGGAGCTTGTTAAGCTTAATGGAAAAGACCTTGTGTGATGATTGCTCGAAAGAAGCAACCCAAACCGTCAAGAACAGGCAGTTCTGCTCACACTGTGCAATGCGTGTACTGCAACAAGACGATGCTTGCATCGGATACGGGATGGGTGGTGAATGGTCTGGGGGTTGTGCTATGTCACAGTCTGTTACCAGATGATTGTTTCTCTAGCTTCCGAAAAGAATCAGAGGCGGCTAGAGGCAAGGGAGTTAGCTGAAGGTTACTACCTTGCTTTAATAAGCGCAGGATGGGGGCTATACCGCATTGGCAAAGAGCATAACATTGAGCCAATATACCCGAAAGGGAAAGGTATACTCCCTGATTGCACTGTTTCTGTAGGCATATGGACAGAAGAATACTTAATAGACCAACTGTCTGATTACATTCTTTATGGGGAAAAGTATTTGATATGAAACAATATAAATGTTCCAGCGAAATGACTATCGAAGAGTTCAAAAAGGACTTAGAGGAAATAAAAAATAGAGCGAAAGAAGTGGAGCCAGTTAAAAATAATATTCGGCACAAGAAAGGAAAGCTTCCCTTAACTGTTTCCAACGCATTGTTTTACAACGGAACAAGAAAGAAAAACTAACCCACTTCTTTTGTAGAAAAGGGGGCCACAAACCCCCCTTTCGTGTCATTTTTTCTTTTTAGCTTTATTACGCTTAGATATAGCAGAGGCTTTGCGTTTAGCATCAGACTTACTGCTTGCACCCCAAGCCCTAAGAGACAACAACAGTCTAGTCGGCTTGCCGTTCTTCTTCTCAGGCCCACGCATACCACCCATTCTAGCTAGGAAACTGGCCCTTCTAGGGTTGTCGCCCTTCTTTACTGGTGCTTTTAGCTTGCCACCTTTATAAGATGCCCTTCCCTTGGCGTTTAAACCGCACTTGGGGTTCTTCCCTGCTTTGCGTGTCCATGCAGGAGACTTAGCCATCGTCGCTCTCCACAGCCCTCATACGGTCTACTAAACGCCTAGCCCGATTCGGAACTTGCGTATACCAACGGCTATCGACCATTTCATCTGCGGCTTTATTCCAATCACGGGCATCAACGCCAGCCTTCATACCTTTGAATTTAGATAAGCGAGGTCTGCCCAGATTAAACATCATGTTAGCTACGATGTGCTGGCACTCTTGTGGTAGATCATCAAAGTCAGAGTAAAGAGTTTTGCACTCATCAACAGCTATAGCCATATCAAGATTAAACACTTGATGCACTCGCTCTTGCTCAATGACTGTGCCGACAGGCTTGCCGTATTCTTTATCTTCTTTGGTTACAAGATGACCAATGCCGAATGTGGGTAAGCCAAGATGATCTAAATAGATCTCGTACTTACAGCCCTCATCTTCCGCAAGCTCAACCCGTAGCTGAGTTACATTCATTTCTTTTTCTTCTTTGCTGTCTTGGCAGATTGCTTGAAAGCTTTAGCAGTAGGCGCACCCTTTGCTCCAACTTTCCGCATCTTCTCACCAGAACCAGCGGCAATGCGCTTTTTCTTGGCATGGATGTTGGCATATAAACCTTTTTTCATTTCGTTAATCCTTTTGACTTTTCATAACTACGCATCCCGCCCAATCCTAATAACCCTAATAGTACAGTCATAAGACTATCCATGTCAAAAGCAGGGTAAGGCACAGCTTCTATTCCCATGTAGGCTGTCACTACATCCATAGTAGGGAACACTAAAAAGTGGGCAAATAAAGCTAAGCTACAGCACCAACCAACACTAGGACGCCAGCCCGACACAAACAGGTTTCTTGACTTGGCCTCTTCAGCATTTATCGCCAACTGGCCTTTCGCTAATTCCTGCGCGTGGTTGTCTGCCATTGTCGCTAGATCGTGGGCTAACTTGTTCTTCTGATCCTTGTCCTCTATGAACTTGTCCAGTAATCCTGTCACTGGCCCTATTAACGCTTGCAACATTTTGCCTTCTCCTATTAGCTAAAGCCTGTGCTGTAGTAGTTCGGTTATTCATACTCCAAATCATTTTGTTAATTTTCCATCGGTATATGCATTGGCCCCAAAATAAGCCGCAACAAGAGCAGAGTTAGCTACAAAATAAGTAGGAGCAATATTTCCTATGATTGTTGCCGCACTGTCATATCCAAGCATAGCTGTAATTAAAATAGCCGCTGGATAATTTAAAGTTCCAAACAAAGCAAACCAAGTCAT